CTGTGTGGTCACATCCGCGGTGATGACGTGGCGGCGGGTGACTATGAGTCTGAGGTGCGCTGGCGCGATTTCGAGGCACGGTCTTTCGCGGCCACGGTAGACGGACTTGTGAAGCTCGTCGGGCAGCAGCAGGGCATCCTTCCGCCCGAGATGGCCGTCGAGATGGTCCCTGGCATCACTCAGCAGCAGGCGCGACGGGCGAAGACGGCGCAGCAGCGGCAGCGCATCGCCGGGATAGTGGACGGCCTGACGGGTGCCGTCAGCAAGTGACGTCTCGGCGCTCGCTCGCTCGCTGAAGGCATTGTCTGCGGCGGCATCGCGGGACCTGGCGGAGGTGTGGGCGTCACTGCCTGACCCTGGCGACCTGGCCGCGGTCCGTGTCGCGCTGAATGGTCGCTGGCCGGAGATCGTCGCGGCATACGCGCAGGTCGGCACATCGCTGGCGGGCGACCTCGTGGAGGTATGGGCGATGGACGCGGGCTTGCGCCCGAAGGTGGTCAACGTGGCGCCCGTGGACCCCGAGCGGGCGAACGCGCGCATGGGGTGGGCGATCGGCACCGACTCCCAGCTCGGCGCGCTCACGGTGCTACTTGACGAGCTGGTGAAGCAACCAGCGCGGTCGCTCATCCAAAAGTCGGCCGTCGCGTCGGGAGGCGCGTGGGCGCGAGTGCCGGCAGGTCCCGCGACCTGCAAGTGGTGTCTGATGCTGGGCTCTCGCGGCGCTGTCTATACGACTGAGGGTCGGGCCGGTGGAGACGGCCGACGATTCCACGGGGGCGATTGCGACTGCCAGATCGTCCTCGTCCGTGATGAGCGGGACTATCCCGAGGGCTACGACCCTGACGCGCTCATGGAGCGCTACCTGACTGCGCGCGACGCGGCCGACTCTGGCCGACCCAGCGCGATCCTCTCCGCCTGGCGAGACGCCGAAGGCGGCCACTGAACCACCCCGAACGAGGGGGATCGCCCACGACGCGCGATTAAGCGTCGGTGCTTGACCTGACGAGGAACGGAAACCGCATGTCCGATCGGCTGATCACCCCTGCCCCGCTGCCGCCCGCCGACGCTGATACCAAAGCGCCGGATGCCGCGACGACGCAGGATCCGCCCAAGACCTTCACCCAAGAGGACGTCGACCGCGTCGTCTCCGATCGCCTGACGCGCGAGCGCGGGAAGTTCGCGGACTATGACGATCTGAAGGTGAAGGCCGCCGAGTACGACAAGGCGCAGGACGCGGCAAAGTCCGCCGAGCAGCGCGCCGCCGAGCAGGCACAGAAGGCCGCCGATGATGCCCGTATCGCGGGCGAGCGTGCGGACCGCGCCGAGCTAGGTGTTGAGCACGGCATCGGGAAGGACTTCCTTGACCTGCTGGGCGGCGGCACCCGAGAGGACATGTCTGCACGCGCTCAACGGCTGGGGCCGCTCTTGGCGGCACAGCGCGAGAACGAGTCAATCAAGGCCGAACTTGCGGCCCTACGCGACGGCAAGACCCCGCCCTCGCAGCGTCCGACCGTCAATCTCCAGTCCGGTGCATCGCCGGCGCCGGAGCAGCAAGACGACGCATTCCCTGCGCACTGGATACCCCAGCGCGCCAACTGATTTCCCAGCGAAAGGAACCCCCTCGTGGCTAACGAGTGCATCCCCCTTTATCGGCCGGGCGCTGACATCACCTGCATTGCGGGCGGTGCCATCACCGGCAAGACCTTCGTCAAGGTCAGCGTCGGGCTGAACCCCGGCAACCCGTCGAGCAATGTCGACTCCACCCTGGCGACTGTCGTCACCAACACTGCCGCGGGGCGGGCATTCGGGGTTGCTGTCGCCGACGCTGCCTCTGGTGCCCGCGTCGCGGTCATCACCGGCCCCGGACATGTTGTCCCGGTCACCTGTGGCGCCGCTGTCGCGGCTGGCGCTGAGGTCGAGTCGAACGCGACCGGCCAGGCCATCACCCTCGCCTCTGGCAAGGTCCTCGGCTATGCCGTTTCGGCGACCACGGCGGCCGGCCAGGACCTCTTCGTCCGTCTCGCCTGAAAGGAGCCGAGAGATGCCCACTGCATACAACGCTTCGGCGTATCCCCTGTCCGCGCCCGTGATCGCCGGGTCGAACATCACCGTCTCGATGATGCTCAACCAGCCGACGCGCATCACGCGCTACCTGTCGGCGCTGCCGCTGCGGAACTTCATTTCCCCGCTGTTCTTCAGCAACCCGACCGGGGTCACGGGCGGCGGCGTGGTCTATGACCAGCTCACCCTCAACGACCTCTTCTCGACGCGGGATGTCCAGACCGTCGAGCCGGGCGCGGAGTTCCCCATCCTCAACGGCGAGACCCCGACCCCGCTGTGGGCTGGCGTCGAGAAGGATGGCGGAAAGTTCTTCGTCACCGACGAGGCGCGGGACCGCAATGACGGCGGGACGATCCAGCGCGAGGGCCGCAAGGTGCTCAACACGATCGTGCGCAAGCTTGATGGCAAGGCTGTCGCCGCACTGAACGCGGCCATGACGGCGTTCCCGACTCAGGTCGTCGCGGGGCACTCCTGGTCGTCCGTGGTCACGGGCGGCGCAAGCCAGACGAACAACTCCGGCTGGCCGGCGGCGGACCTTGCCGCGGCGCAGGCCCTCGCGGACCAGCAGGAGCTCGGTGTCGTCCTGGACACGCTGGTCGTGAACCCGATCCAGAAGGCGTCCCTTGCGACCGTCTATGGTCCTTCCTTCCTCGCGGTTCTGGAGGCCAGCGGCATCCAGAACTTCATGGCGTCCAATCGCGTGGCGGCGGGCACGGCCTTCCTGACGGAGTACCAGCAGGCCGGTGAGCAGCGCTTCGAGAAGGGGCTCGACACTGAGACCTGGCGCGAGCAGTTGACGCAGCGGACGTGGGTCCAGTCCGACGTCCGGGCGGTGCGTTACGTCACCAACCCGATGTCGGTCGTGAAGCTGACGGGCCTCGCCTGATGGCTACCCGCACGGTCCGGATCGGCGTGATCGCCTACCGGCGCGAGGACATGGACCACATTGGCGCGTGGGGTTTCCACGGCGAGAAGGTCAATGTCCACAAGGACGACGTGGAGCGCTTCGACTCGCTCAACGGCGGCGAGCCTGCGGAGGCGGTGCTGCCCGCCGCTCCCGTGGTCGAGGATGGGCAGGCCGACGGGCAGCCTGATGCTGCTGCGCCGGATGCCCCCGCGGTGGACGGCACAGTCGCTCCGAAGGGTGGCGCATCCCTCGCCACATGGCGGGAGTATGCCGCCACGCTCGGCGCGACCGATGCCGACCTCGACGGCAAGACCCGGGACGAGCTGCGCGAGCAGTTCGGCCCGAAGGAGTAGGCGCGCATGACCGCCCTCGTCCTCACGGCGTACGACTTCGCGGACCATGACCTGCCGGTCAAGCCCGGCAGGCTCGCGGCCCTGATTGAAGACTCGCTGGCGACGGCGGTCATGCATGCCCCCTGCCTGGCGGGCGCCGACCTCACGGACGCGACGGCCGCCGCAGCGAAGGCAATACTTCGCGCGGCGGTCGTCCGTCAGGCCGAATCCGGTTCGGGTGCATTGCAGTCCGAGACTTTCGGGTCGCACTCCTACACGCTCGACAATCGGCAGCAGCGGACGGGCGCGTTCTGGCCGTCCGAGATCGCGCAGTTGCAGGCGCTTTGTGCGGAGCCGGCGCGCGCGGCTCACGTCGGATGGCTGGCGTAGGTGGGATTCTTTCGCCTGGAGCAGGTCGACTTCCTTGCGCCGCAGGTCACCACGAATGACTATGGCGACCGGGAAGAGGACTGGTCTGAGCCGGTGACCACCAGCTCGGATGCCGCGCTCGTCGAGCCGATCAGCTCCGATGAACCCAGCAGCCTCGACCGCAAGGCCGTGACGATCGGCTACCTCCTCAAGTTCCATCACGAAATCCCCGTGGGTCGACTCGACAGGGTGCGAGTCCGTGGCCGCGTGTGCAGCGTGGAGGGAGAGCCGGCTGTGTGGCGCTCCGGCATCACGGATCGCGTTGACACCCTCGTGCAGACGAGGTTTGTCAATGGCTAAGACCAAGCTCAACCGCGCCGGCGTCAAGGCGATGCTCAACGCCCCGGACGTGGCGGCGATGCTGGCCGCGGAGGCTGATCAGGTGCTTGCGCGGGCTCAGGCTGGCGCTCCGGTGCGCACGGGCGAGTATCGCGACTCTCTGCGCGCGTGGGTGGATCACACGGACCGCGCGGTGGCTCGCGTGGGCTCCGATGTGGATCACGCGCTGGCGGTGGAGGCCGAGACCGGCAATCTTGTGCGGGCGCTCGGATGACGTGGCAGCCCGCGGCGGTCGAGCCGGTCGATGCCGAGTTGCGCGCGACGGCGTACCTGCGCGCTAACCTTCCTGGCGTCCACGTGGGCGTGTCTCGCCCGACCGAGGCGACCACCCCCTACCCCGAGCGCGTCGTCTCCGTCAGGCGCGACGGCGGGCCGATTGACGGTGTGCTGGACCGCGCTCGAATCGGCTTGAATGCGTGGGCTCCGACCCGCAAGGACGCGCGGGACTTGGCCGCTGATGCTGTCCGGCTGCTGCTGGGCTGGCCTGCCACTCTCGCGACGGATGCGCCGGTCATGGCCCGCTGCACGATGGCCCCCTCGATCGTCTCGGATGACGAACCTCCGCGCTTCTATGCAGTCCTCGCGCTGACTTTCCGGTCAGTGTCCTTCTGACCTTCCTCAAAACACACCCTGCCGCGCGCACGGCGATCCTCCCCACCTATCAAAGGAGAACCCGCAATGCCTATCGACGCGCCAATCCTGAGCCTTGGGAATGTCGGCGGTCCCGTCTCTGGCTTCGTCGCTTTGGCTCCGCTCGGGACCGCGCTGCCGACTTCCTTGACGGCCACTATCAACGCTGCTTTCCGTCAGGTCGGCTACCTCGATGACGACGGCATGAGCGAGGTCCACGACGAGTCGCGCGGCGAGATGCCGTTGTGGCAGAACCGTGCGACCCTGGAGTTCATCGAGTCGGCCAAGCTTTACATTGAGGGCAAGTTCGCTGAGACCGGTTCGGTCGCGGTGACCGAGTTCTGGTACGGGACGACGGTCACGCAGACCGCTGCGCACGGCTCCTACCAGATCCGCAAGGGCCGTACGTCGGGCCGCAAGGCGGGGGCGTTCCTCGAGATCTTCCAGTCGGGTGAACAGCGTCTCGTCGTGTCGAGCGACTGCGAGGTCTTCAAGAACGGCGACGCCGAGCGCAACGCGAAGAGCGGCACGGTCTACCCCTTCCAGATCGCGGTATATGACGACCCGACGGTCTTCGACAGCCGGCTCAAGACCGTCTGACGGATCTCCCCGGCGCGGTTCTTGCGCGAGGCCGCGTCGGGGTCCTCATTTCTCGCGCTGAATCCCTCTCGCTCGCGCAACTAGAAAGGCACGCGCATGCCCAAGACTGAGCCGAAGATGACGGCTGCCCCGACTCCGCGGCACATGGTGGCCGGTGACACGTTCGTGTGGAACTCGCCTGACCCGGAGGTTGGCGAGGTCCGCATCCCGCTCAAGTTCAAGACCAAGATCCTGCGCAAGGCGAAGGAATTGCAGGACGACGACTTGGCGTTCATGTTCTTCGTCCTGGATTCGGTGCTCGGTGACGCGGCGGCGATGGTGGACGAGATGGACGCCGGCGAGATGAAGGCCATGTTTCGTGAGTGGCAGGCTGCGTGGCAGGAACGTTCGGAGGCGACTTTCCCGGAATCCTGACGCTCCTCGATCTGATCGAGGGGCACCGCTCCGCGTTTGAATATGACTGGCGCACAAGGTTTTCTATCCCGCTGAGCGCGATCGGTACGCGGGCGATGTCGTGGGGCGAGGCGTATCGCCTGGCACTCGTCCTGGTCGAGGACCAGTCGTCGCGTGTGGGCGCAGCGGTCGCCGATTTGCGCGGCCCCGTGTCGCCGGAATCCCTCGCCCTGTATGGGATCGCGCGCAATTACGTCGCGGTCAACACGGAGCCGAAGCCGAAGCTCTTTGCGCCGGCTGACCCGATGGCCAAGCGTCCGCGCCCACGTGCGCAGTTAAGTGTCACAGAGGTTGACGCGATCTTCCAACGGATGCGAGGTGCCGCCACGTGAGCGAGTTGGCCTCCCGGTTCGTCAGTATTATTCCGTCCTTCAAGGGCGGCGCTCGCCAGATCTCGCGCGAGCTTGACGGGATCGGCGACTCGGCCGGGAAGTCGGCGGGCAAGAAGGCTGGCAGCGGGTTCGCGGCGTCTTTCGGCGGGTCACTGAAGGGTTTCGCTGGCGGCATGGTCGCGACGTTGGGTGTCGGTGCTCTCGTGTCTGGCTTCTCGTCGGCGACGAACGCGGCAAGCGATTTGAACGAGACGGTGAACAAGGCTGGGATGATATTCGGCAGCAACTTCGCGTCGATCGACAAGTGGTCGCGGGGTGCGGCGTCCAGTCTCGGCATGAGCCGTCAGGCCGCGCTGGACGCGGCGGCCGGGTTCGGTGACATGTTCTCTCAGATCGGTTTCGCTGGCGGTGAAGCGGCGAAAATGTCGAAGTCGGTCGTTCAAATGTCGGCCGACCTGGGCAGCTTCAACAACCTCGAAACCGACGATGTGGCGCAACGGATGTCGGCGGCTTTCCGCGGCGAGTACGACTCGCTACAGGCGCTGATCCCGAATATCAACGCGGCCCGTGTCGAGCAGGAGGCGTTGGCGGCGACGGGTAAGAAGTCCGCGGGCGCGTTGACAGCGCAGGAGAAGGCTGCGGCGGTGCTGGCGATCGTCCAGAAGGACGGGGCCCGGGCGATGGGTGACTTTGCGCGCACGAGTGACGGGGTGGCGAACAAGCAGAAAATCCTCGCGGCGAAGATGGAGGACCTCAAGGCCAAGACCGGTAGCGCGCTCCTGCCCATCAAGTCTCTTGCTGTTGACGGGCTCACGCGGCTGGTCGATGGGGCGGCCAAGCTGGGGCCGGCGCTGTCGAGAGTGGGCGGGTTCTTCGGCCCGGTCGTCGCGAGCGTCAAGGGGTTCTTCTCGTCGCTCACGTCCGGCCAGGGCGCGGGGTCGGGTTTCACGTCGTGGCTGACGGGCACGCTGGTGCCTGGCGTCATGGGCGTGGTGAACGCTTTCCGCGGGTGGGTCGCGGTGGCGGCTCCGATCGTGCAGCAGTTCGTGACGGGGATGATGACGCGCTTGGCCCCGCTGCTGCCGACTGTCCGCTCGATCTTCTCCACGGTCGGTCAGATCGTCTCTGTCGCGCTGCAATTTGTGCAGGTGGTCATTCAACGCGTTACGCAGGTGATCGGGTTCATCTGGACCAATTGGGGCCAGGGGATCATGAACACCGTCGCGACGGTGTTCGCCGCGGTCGTGGGGATAGTCCAGCCGGCGCTTAATCTGATTAAGGGCATCATCAGCCTTGTCTTGTCGCTGATCAAGGGTGATTGGTCGGGCGCGTGGGAGGCGATGAAGCAGATCCTCTCGGCGGCGTGGGAGCTGATCAAGGGGATTGTGTCCGGCGCGATCGAGGTCGTGAAGTCGGTCCTGTCGCTCGCGTGGGACGTCATCAAGTCTGTTGCGGGTGCCGCGTGGAATGGTGTTAAGTCCCTGATTTCGGCGGTGTGGGAGGGCATCAAGTCGCTGGTGTCTACGGCGGTCGAGAATGTCAAGACGGCTATGTCGCTGGCGTGGGATTCGATCAAGTCGACCGCAAGCTCCGCCTGGGATCGGATCAAGACGGCTGTGTCAGACAAGATTTCGAGCATGGTTTCGACCGTCAGGGAGATTCCCGGCAAGGTCACGTCGGCGCTGAGCGGGCTCGGGTCGCTGTTGTACAACAAGGGGGCCGAGTTGATTCAAGGCCTCATCGACGGCATCAAGTCGAAGATCGCGGCCATCGGCGACGTGATGCGCGGCGTCGCGGACAAGATCAAGGGCTTCCTGCCCGGCTCCCCCGTCAAGGAGGGGCCGTTGGTCTCGTGGAATCGGGGCGGCGCGGGCAAGCGTCTCGGCGGGATGCTCGCCGAGGGGCTCGATGCGTCGCGCGCCACGGTGGCCGCGGCATCGGCTCGGATGGCCGCGTCGGTCGCGTCACCGAGCATGGCAGTCGCGGTCTCCGCTGATCAGCGAGCGGGCGCCTACCAGCGCCCCGGCGCCACCGATGATCTTGTGAACGCTATCCGCCAGGCCATGTCGGGATGGACCGTCGAGGCTTACGGCAGGGAGCTTGGACGACTAGTTGACACCTATCGCGCGGGGTATGGGCGCCGATGACAGAGCGGGGCGCGGATGGACTGCTCACGCTGACCGCGCATGCGTCGATGCCGGGCGTGCTGATCCGGGTCGAGGCGACCGATCGAGGCAATGGCATGGCCGTGGTGGTGCGCTCGGTGGAGGGCGCCCCGTGGGAGCGGGTGCGATCGGGCGACCCGGTACGGCTGCTGCGCTCCGGGGGCGTCTACGCGGGCCACGCTTTCGACCTGGCCGCGGTGCCCGG